CAAAGCTGAGCGTATCGTGAATACGAGTTCCGTTCAAGACCAGGACATCATATACGACATACATCTTGGGCGCCAGTCGAACGACTCGAAAAATGGTATCACAACAGAGTCTCTCATCCATGACCAGGGCCAGAGTCTCCGGGCGTTCTCCCTTTGCAGTAGTAAAGTATGCGTTGGCATTGCCATTTGAATCATGTGTCAAGTAAATCCATCCGGGTGTTCCACTATACTGAGGCACCTGACATGGGTCCGAGATTGGGGACCCCTTCCTTGCCAGAGGAGACAGCCGATAGGAGGCTTTCATACGTTGGAACATTCGTGGTCAAGGCTATTTCCTTCTCCTTGGGCGGCTCGCTGAAAGTGGGCTGAGACGTACGAGCCGGACCCGGATCACGCGTATCCACGGGAGGAGGCAGCTTTGTTGTCACCAGCGGAACCTCCGGCTGGATCGGGGGCGCGGCCGGCTCCTCAAACCTTACCGTCGGCGCGGGCGCGGCCACAGGCATAGGCGCACGAACGGGCGCAGGAGGATACATAGTCTTGACAACGTAAAATACGGCAATGTGGATCAGCGCAATCATCAGCAGAGTAGAGGTTCCTACAGACAGAATGCTCCAGACGTCCATTTACATATTCAAGACCTTTTCTAACCATACAACAAACCGCAATGTCCGACACCACGCAGACAGTTACTACAGAGGATGTGAAGCCCGTCGTCCAGGCGGAGGCGGCCGTTGCTGCCGTGGTGGCCTCGGCTGTCCCGGATGCGCTAAAGGCTGATGTGGAGAAGATCGTCAAGGATGTTCTCAAGGCCGCCATCAAGGAGCTTTTGGATGACCTGAAGAAGTCGCCCCTGGCCAAGCTGGACAAGGATGGTGATGGCGTCATCTCGGCGACGGAGGTCAAGGAGCAGGCTCAGAAGCTCGGCTGCGCACCGTCCTGCACGATCTCCTGAAAAAAGAACACTGCATCGCCAACCTCCTCCTTCCAAATCCGAGGGGATGCCGAGTATAAGGTAAGGAGCACCGTCTCTACATGATAGACTCGCGAAAACACACTCGGCTCATGCGGCCGACTGAAAAAAGTATAGGTTCCATCGGGGTTGACCTGGACGACCTCTAGCGTCTTTTCATATTCATTATACTTACCAAAGCCGGTATACAAATATCGGGTTTCGTACGTTGTGCCCTTCTGGGCGGAGTAAGGCAGAGGGACCTTTGTTTGGATCGTGATCTTCATTATTATACCGGCACGGTGTTTGCGAAAACCAAAGCGGTTAGCTTGGTCTCGTCCGCAATCATGTCATTCATGTCCTTCACGGCATTCGCAATCCCAGTATAGATAATCTCCCACTTCTCAGGATCATCCGTGTACTTGGTCGTGCGCGTGCGGCCATCCGGAAAGGACTCCACCAGCTCGGCCTCTGACGCACCGGACAAGTTCATATACACGCGAAGCTGAATCTCGTCATACATCGGGACAGTGGACCACATACGAGTGCGAGCCTTGGAATCCACGATGCGATTGTGCTCCTTGACATATCCATCCGTGCGACCGACAAGCTTGAAGGATCCACACTCCTTGCGGAAGGTCTTTGTGTTTCGGTCCGTGACAACCACCTCCTTCTCCTTCTCATAGGTATCCAGAATAGCCGCCTCATTGTTGGTGCCGCGCTGACGCTGAACAGCGCCCCGCACCTCGCCCACAAGCATATCCTGAACATCCTTGTCTATGTCAGAGTGCCGGAGTGCCACGACCATCCGAGCCCGAGACTCCACGTCGGCCAGTGTATCCTGAATGTCCGTCTTTCCAATACACGCCCGAACGCCAGCGCCCACGATATCCTGAATTGGCGCGGTTGCCAGAATCATGCGCTTCAGCTTGCTTGTAGCCGTGCGGCGCTCACGGGTCTCAATGTCGGCCATGCGATACTTTGTGGGAAGGTGCTTGGACATGAGCTCATACATGACCTCATGCGGGGGCTGGAATCCATTGAGACCGATGAGACCAGCGACCTTCGAGGCAGAGATTTCGGGGATGTAGGGGAGCATTTTGGCAGAGATACTATTCATACTCCGCAGAAAATTGGTTCCATTTTGGCTACGCAAAGCTCTTTTGCATTCGGACAATCGCATCAATCCAGCCCGGCATCCCCTGTAGAACATTGGAGACAGCCAGCGTATTTCCGGCAACAACTGTCGCATCAAAGGTGGTTCCCTCGCAGACAATCAGGACAGCCGCGATGAGGAGATGCTGTTTGGTCTTTGCATCCGTTGGACTCCATCGCAGACAGTACATTTTGTACAGGACATCAATGACTGGCCGAGCGGCTGCTTGTGTCTGCTTGCGAATGGCGTCCCAAAACATCCAGACTGGGTGGGCCCCATGGGGCTCAGAGACGAACTCGTCAAATCGGTTGGCAAAGATGAGGGCTTGTTTGGTCTGCTTCTTGTGCTCGCGGCAGTACGCAAAAATCCATGCCATCCAGTACAGTGCACGAGTGGCATCTCTGACATCAGACCGCAAGCAGTAGATGAACTCATTGAGGGGAACGGCCACCGCGAGAGGATCTGCGGGACGAAGCGAGAGCCTAGCGAACAACTGTGACGGGGCTTTAAGATGCTCCTGAATGGTCTGAGGGTCAAAATCATGCAGTGGCTTGATTGTAGGAAGAGGCGGTAATTTGTTCTTTCGGCATCCAGCGAGGGTCGCCGCCACTTCGCAGATCAGGGTACGAACATCAATGTTGTTGCGAATAGACGTCATGGTGCCAACGGTAAATGTGCTCTCAATCGGCGCATATCGTTCATAGGCCGAAGCCAGATAGAGAAACACATTCGGGTTTGCGCGGTTGATATGAAGAGCTGCAGCATCAAAGAGAGTTGCCCATAAGCTATGAACAAGTCCTGAGCAAAGAAGTTCAAGCGACCAATAGCATGCATAATCTGCATGACCAAGCTGCACGTTTTGAAGGAGAACCTTCACGACGTGCGAACGGGGATGCCCACAGAATGTTGTTTTTTGAAAGTCGGCTACAGTGCGGGAATCACTCACTTCCATTGTGTTGTTGCTTTAGTTGATCTGACTGGGTTATACGCGTGGTGCTGCTGGTGCGGCAGGCGCTGCCGGTGCGGCTAGTGCCTTGAAAAATCCAGCAACCGGGTCCTCTCTCGGCACCGATGACCGAGTAAATCGACGAATAAGAAGGATGATACAAAGAAGAGTCGCAATCGCAATCATCCAGTTCAGGACTGCATCTATCCAAGAAGACGTCACTTGGGCTGCTTCCACTTGGTTCTTCTTGTCTATATTGATTTGGTTCCTGATATTGTCTACCTGCTTTTGAAACGTTCTAACCGAGTATGCCAGATCATCCTTAACCGTCAGCACCTTGTCCTTCAGTCCATTGATAACCTGAATGGTAGAGGCTTGCTCTGCCCGCTTTGCCTGTAGGTTCGTGTATTGCGAGACAAGGCTGTCGATCACCGGTTGGGCCTCCGTGTTGGCAATACGCTGCTTCTCCGTTTCAGCCCACGCATCGCCCTGCGTGAGTGTGTAGTAGGCAACCCGGGCAGCTTCATAGGCCGTCTCTCCTCCCGGTGTGCCGCGGGCATGCTCCGCCGACTGGAGCGCAGCAAATGCCGTTGCGATCTGAACGTCCCTGGAAATTCCTGCATCTGCTACTGCTTTTTTTGTGTTGAAATCGTCAAGTGCCCTTTGATATCCTTGCTGATCGGCAGTTGGAAGGGTCGTGTAACTAATGTTTGCCGGAATCGGAGGCTGGCCGGGGGCGCCTTGGGTGTTTGCCAAGTACATTGGTGCGGTTGTAAGGACAAACGTGATCGTTGGGTTAGCCGCATATGTGCAGGAAAGAACCTGTCCTGCAGATGTCAGGTGGTATCCCTGTGATTCGGGGCACCGAACGACGCACGAGGTTCCGGATGGAGTAAAGTCAAATTCAATAGGACACGACGGAGTTCCTCCCATTATCTAGTAGATAGATAGATTCCCACTGACGCCCCAACACAAAGCGTCAGAAAGACAACGTACGACGCATACTGCGATGGAACGATCATAAGCTCAACAAGGGCCAAAAGGATCGTAAAGAGAACTGTCTGAATAACATCCATACTGCGCGGATGAAGAATTGTCTTTTTCAGCTGTGCGATTGGAGCGGGCTGTACGTGGCGCTCCTTGAGACTGTCGGCCACCTCCTTTAGTTTTGTGCTTACGTCCGACTCCACAGCATACCCTGCATACTGGGACCGGATGCTTTCGTAACTGTCTGTCATTGTTTAACGATTAGGAACAAAACTCTTGAATGCACCCAGGATCGGCATGATTGTCCGAACATCGCGGTTCGCTTGCATATCGCGCCATCCCAGAAGACTGGGCTTCGCAGCCTGATTTTGATTTGCATAGGGAGCGATCGTGCTAGACATACGGACAAAGCGGGTGAATTCAGACGCATCGCCGACCATTGCACGACGAACCGGAGGATTTACCTGTCCAAAGGGAGACGTGGGCATTTTGTTTTAGAAGAGGGAATATAATGAGCGCGAACGTAGATCCCAATGTAGCACAACCAGACGCGACCACACTCGTAGCGAGGCGCGCTGCTCCGCCGGCACAATCTAGCATCCCGCCCGAACTTCAGGCTGCCTTTTCCGCATACAGAACAAACTACGCAGCCTATACAGTGACGGGCAATACATCTTACAAGACTGCATATGAGAATGCCATGACCGCCATCAACAGGGCGATTTCGGAAGCATCGGCCGTGGCTGAAGCGAATACATCCTACATTCAGAACTTCATCTCGTCATACCAAAACACCACTGGGGACATTGCAGCGCTGCAGGCACAGTCCGAGGATATTCAGCAGCAAGGGCCGGCTCTTCAGAACACCCTTGCGCAAGAGCAGCAGCTTCATTCTCATACGGTATCGGTTGCCGATGAGACGACACTTTATGTCAAGTCGGCCATTGTATTCGGACTGCTCATTGCCGTGGGCATTGTCGGAACACTGTAGGCGCCACTACGCATCAGCATCACGAAAAAGAAGATGGCAACAAAGCCCAGAGCAAGGGCATACCAGAAAAAGGTTGATTGGAATACGGCATCGTCCTGCGTCTGAAGCATGCGGAGTGTAGCGTACTGATCGCGCTGTTCCCTCATGATCGATGCATCGTTCTGAATGCTCACGAGCTGCTGAAGGAGCGAATCTCGGTAGGCGGTAATGTTCGCGGCATTGCTCTTTGTCGTGGCTAGGATCTCAGCCATTGAATGCAAAAGAGCGGCAAGTTCGCCGTTCAGCTTTTGAATCTCGGTGAGTTTTGTAGGGTCATTTGCAGTTATCAACGAGTTATACCTTGCGCGTTTTGCTTCGTACGACGTCTCTAGGTCCTCCATTATTACTGAGCGACATTTACATCCTCAACACAGTAGCGGTAGTAGAAACTCCGCCCCGCCGTGTCCGAGTGGCGAGTCACCTCAATGACATCGCCGGGAATGGCTCCAATCCACTTGATCATCGTATCCTGCGAATCAATCCACGGCAGCTGGTTCTCCGGATCCGAAATCTTAAAGGTCTCCAAGACAGTCGTGCGCTCGGCCTCGTTGAGAACACGGTGGGGCATGGCCATTCGGTGGGTCGTAATATCAAACTGGAGCTGCCAGATGTGGAAGAGGGCAAGCCGCTTCTTTGAATGAGACTTTGCCACCCGAAGCACATTCTCGGATGGCGGGCTCATGGCCACAATAACAATTCCATTCGTATGTGTGTTCTCATCCGCAAAGGTCAGAACATTCGTAATGTCAGTGGAGAGGATCTTCTCTTTTTGGCTGAAACAAACGAGAACAGCACCGATCGTGTAGAGCGTCATCTTCTCCATCTTCTTGGAATCGCTTGTGAGTCGCTCGGTGTTGGTGTCAAGCTTGCGGCGCCCGAGCATGATGCGAAGAGTATCAAGTGCCTTGTCCTCCATTGTGATATCTGCTCTCTTACAAACTACGACATTCGTTTTTTTCGGGACTTTGAACAATGAAGCAGTGGGTTTGGTTCTTTCTTGCAGTTGCTGTTTTAGCGTATGTTTTCACGAGAGAGGGGTTCTACGGTGGAGCCCCCGAGTCTAGGTTTATTGATCGTAGCCAACAGCAACGCGCAATGGCTTTGGAGGATTCGTCGTATGCCCAGCGCACCAACCACTTTGTTCAGGACAATGGCGTAGGTGAGGCACTGGGCGCTGAGACACCTTGGCAGGTAAATCAGTTTAAGAGCCGCATGTGAGAAGAACCAATGACATCTAAAACAAAGATCCCAAAGGCACTCCGAGAGCAAGTATGGTTAGTTTGTGTGGGACCCAAGTTCCAAACAAAGTGCAAGGTCTCGTGGTGTACGAATACCATGAACGTGTTTGATTTTCAATGCGGGCACAATGTCCCCGAGAGCAATGGAGGAAAGACAGATGTAAAAAACCTGATCCCCATTTGCTCTCGCTGCAATCTCTCAATGGGAAGCCAGTATACAATTGACGAATGGACTCGCAAATTTGCCGCACCCCGGATGTCCTGCTGGACATGGGTCAAGTATTGGTGGTCGTCAAAGATCTAGAGTTGGGACCTTTGAGGGCAGAGGTTCGGGCTTGGTTCCATTCGCACGGTGCCGCTCAACGTCGTCCCAGAACGCCCGCAGATCTGGCAGGTGATCGGAGAGCCAGTTCGGGTCCTTTGGAACAAAGTCCTTCTTGATATCGGTGAGCACCCAATAGATATACTGATGGTCCTCGGTGTGCGTACTTTGCCATTGGTGAAGCTCGATGGTCTCCGGCTTGTACTCCACCTTACCAGCAGGATCCACTGCAAAGACTCCCTTCGTCTCCGTGGCCTCGTCCCACTGAGTAAAGTTCAGTTGCTTGAACCGAAACTCCACATACTCACACTCATCAATCCCCGTGCACTCCATTTGCATCTGCATCTGGTGCACGTAATAGCTTGGGATCTCGTCCTTGCGCGTGCGGCTCATCGGGCATTTGAATTCCACCAGACGCCCATACCGCATAGGATCTGCATCGGCATACCGAGGCACAATCAGGCCATCCGGAGAGGCGCCCAGAAATTTGTGAACGGGATGCTGGCAACACCCAACATCCAAAATATCACATCCCGTCGTATCCTCGTAGATCTTCTTTGCCACGGGCTCAAAGCGGGTTCCCCAGATCAAGGCAGGAATAGAGTTGAAGGCACTGCTGTCGCTT